CCTCTCCAGAACATCTCTCCACTACCCCCAGCCACTAAATGTAATCCAGCAATCAGATTATAAACATTCATCAGCCTTGGAGTTCCTAATATATCGTCTTCCAGTAGCTCGTCTGCTATATGGATAACCCTAGTCCAATGTACCAGATTCTCACTCACTCCACCTTGTGCATTAGTTACTTTCAATGAATATACGCTCGGCAAGCCATACCTCTCATTAGTTAAATCCTCTTCGTATTTCTTAATAGATACATTGTCCTGTTTGTATGGTCGAATGTAGAGGAGTTTAGTGGCAGAGTCTACTTCTTCTTCCAGACTTTGTTCGCCATCAAACCCCAGCAACATAATACCAAACTCTCCGATACCACTCAGTTTATCAATCCTACTCATATAATGCCAGATTTTTCTTTCATCTACCAAGTCTTTACATGCTCTCTCAAATTCGGTTTCTTCTCCATCTGCTACATTCTCTGTTATTTCAGGGGGTTTTTGCCAACACGCATCTACAGGAGCATCCACCACCCTCTTTGCTATATGCTCCCTTGTATAGAACGCCCAGTAATGATTAAAGTCCAGTTGAACTGGGTATCCCAGAGCTTTATAAGTATCTCTGCTGTCATCTTTAAAACTTAATCCTAGTCTGTTTGCTAATTGTCTTCGTGTTGTCTGTTGATAAAACAGGTTGAGCAATTCGCCCTTTGCCTTGTTAGTCAATAGGTCAAACTTACCATTCCCGTCACTATTCACTTTTCCACTCTTCTTTATTCTATTTGTTGTTTTAGTTGCCATTTACTTCTTTCCTCCCCATGTCCCAACCCTCGCTTTCTGAGCTATTAGTTTGTTGAACGCTCCTGCAGTAGCATCCACACTATCTTTATACTTACCGACAGGGAATGATTCATGCTCATATAGAAAGTCTTTGTTCCATTCTGCTTTTAATAATGATACATTTCCTATTTCCACCTGATTTGCATACGGTTCAGCCCTTACTTCTTTAGCACCTGTCACTTTATCAGCTCTCACTTTAAATCCAGCTAATCCCCTAATTGTATTTTCTGCACTTTCTTTTCCCCCACTCCCGGGTTCTTGTTCAACCCACACGCTAACCTTTGTTCCATCCATGTCGGCTGTCTGTCTTATTATCCTTTCTCTTTTACCTGCACTCCATTGACCCTTTACTCTATCTGCAACTATAAAAGAGCCATCTATCATCTTATGAACCAATGCACCTGCCGTAAAAGCTCCGCCATCTTCTGTTCCTGCTTTGTCCCAATATCTAATGCTCCTCACTATCTCCTTTTCATTAATTGCTCCCGCTATCTGAAACTTATCTATCTGAAACATTCCTCCACCACGTGGAGCAGGTCGTTGTTGCAATTGTCCTGCAATTGCGTATTCTGAAACTAAGTCTTTCTTTAAAGAGCCTAGCGCTTTTCTATCATACAATCCTTCCCAAAGAGGCTCTCCCTCTTCTGTTCTGGGGTCACTAAATACTGATGTAGTACAGTGCCTATCTTTTTCATATTCAGCAGGCAACATGAGATGTACATAGTCTAATTCTTTTTCTAATATATGCCCCGTTAAATCATTCTCGTGTAGTCTTTGCATTACTATTACTTTTCTGCCTGTGTTTGGATTATTTAATCTTGTAGACATAACTTCATCCCACCACAGTAACACTCCATTCCTTTTTAATTCCGACTCCGCTTGTTTAACATTATGGGGGTCATCCACCACAATGTAATCTCCCCCCTCACCTGTCGCCAACCCATCCACAGATGTAGATAATCGGTAGCCAGTTTTATTGTTTTCAAATCTTGTTTTCTGGTTTTGGTCTGAAGTGATAGCAAACTTATCTGACCACCTAGATTGATACCATAATGATTGAATCAACCTCCTACATTTTAAAGAATCTCTTGTAGACAAATCTTGTGCATAAGAAGAAAATAACCACCTAGAAGTAGGGTTATTAATCCAGACCCAGCAAGGAAAAAACACTGATACTGCTAATGATTTCATGTGCCTGGGAGGAATATTTATAATAAGGCTTCTAATTTGACCTTTTGTTACTGCTTCTAAATGGTCACAAATAGCATCAATATGCCAACCATGAATATATGGCGTTGCAGGCTCTACTATATGCCAAGCTTGCTCTATAAATAAATTAAGAGAATATCTTGCTCCAGTTACACGAAGTAATTCTTCATCTACTTCTGTTTTAATTACCTGACATTCTTGAAAGTCTTTTGTTGAGTTTAATAATTGTGTCAACACCCAATTTCTCCTTCAGTTCTTCAGATGCTACAGTTAGTTCAACTGTATTATTATTTAATTGTACATTTGTAACGTGAGTATCATTTATTAGCTTTCTATATTTCATTAAATTATCTATTGCTTTTTGCCTGCTATAAAATTTAACTTTCATTTTGTTACCTATCCAAGTTCTATTTTCTCTTCCCCCCTCAAACATTTCTTCTGTTTCAATAGATTCTATACAAGCTTGCTGTGCAACATTTAATTTATCTAATCCCACAAATACTCCGTCTTCATAAAACTTTCTTGTATCTATAAATGCTATTTTAGCTTGTTCTGCCAAAATAGCCTCATTTGTTATGTTTAACTTTAGCAATCTTTCTGTTATCTTTTCATCTATTTTGCCCATTACATCAACATTTGTTAAAAGATTAGAAGCTAAAGAACGAGCACTATTTCTCGTGACATGATTACCGAAAGATGCTAAATATGCCCGTGTTGCATTGAAGTCCTTTAGATATTCTTCTACAAATATAGTTTTCTTCTTTTCTTCTTTTAATATTAACCCGTTACCACTCTTTCTTTTCTTCATATTATATAATAAGATAACTGCTAAATTGTATAATGACTAATGTCATTATACTAAATATACTGTCCGCGTACATTTATTTATATCTACTACTAAAATTTTATAAAAAACTTTCATTCCTAAGTACTTATACTGTAACACTTTATAAACTATTTTCAAAAAAATATATTTTCTTGTTTACGTAATGATATATTATATTATAATACATACATAATTAACATCTACTATTTTTTAACTTTTAGGAAGGAGAATCAAAATGGAAAGCATAGTAAAAGAATTAAAAGACAACCAGCAAGTTAGGACAGAAATGGATAAGTATTCTCCAGTCATTACGATTGGAACAGTAAAAGCCTTTATTAAGAAAATGGCAAAAGGGGATTTAGTAAAGGAACAGGAATTGATTGATAGATGTAATAAGAGGAGAGAAAATGCAGTATGGTCTAACAAACACGGAACTTGCCTTACAGCGGATTATGCCGGTAAAGCAGAAGACATGGAAAAGAAAAGGGAAGCTTACAAAAATGCAATACTTCTTATTGATGGAGAATTAGTAAAAGTGGATGGAGAAATATACAAAGTCAAATACACTAATCCACGAGTTTCTGACCCAATTCACTTCATCCCTCACACAAGGGGTGAAGTTGATTTTAGAAAGGAGGACAAAATATAAGAAGGGTATTAAGAAGTTCAAGTTTAGAGTAACTTTTATTATTTTAGTTTTAGCTTATTATTTAGGAAGGAGAATCAAATGAATATGAAAGAAGAACTTTTAAAAGTACAGTGTTTTACTCAAAGAAATGCTCATCCGAGCAATTCAGAAAAGTACCAGTTAATAAATACACTGGATATTATTGAAGAGCTGGAAAAGCATAGCTGGAGTATCAGTAGCTTTAGGGAAATAAATTGTAGGAATGGTTCACATCATGAAGGATTTCAAAAACACATGGTAACAATGAAGCATAATGACATTACTTACAATGGCTCTTCACCAGAAGTAGCAATATTAAATGCTCATGATAGAAGCTGGAGATTAAAAATGTTAGGGGGAATAAGAGTTAGTTATTGTGACAATGGTCTTATCTTTGCTAAAGAAACTTTTGAGTCTTTTGTTATCACTCACATTGGTACAGCTAAAGAAAAGGCAGTTGAAGCAACACAAGCAATAATTGAAAACATGCCCAAAGTAGTACACTTTACTGATAAGCTGAAAAACATTAAGCTTAGTGATACACAACAGTTCAACTTTGGAGACCAAGCATTAAGCTTAGCCTACAGAGAAGAATTCTGGCAGAGGAATAAAAAATATTCTTCTATAATGAATTTCATTCAGCCAAAAAGAGAAGCTGATGAAGGCGGAAGCTTATGGAATGTTTTTAACATTACACAAGAAAAGTTGCTAAGGAAGTCAGAGTTCATAGTAGATAGTAAGCATCACATTAAAGCAAGAAAAGAAGTTACAAATGTAAATCAGATAGTAAGACTTAATCAAAATCTCTGGAATTTAGCAGAACAAGCATCAAATGATATTGCATTAATTAGCTAACAGAAACTTATACTTCCCCCTATAATATATATTATGGGGGGGTAATCTTTGGAGAATTAAATGGGAGATAAGATAGAAGGAAAATATGTAATATTTAAAAGCAGAAATGGTGTTAGACAATATTTGACAATTGACGAAAAGTGGGAAGAAGAAGTTAATGAGAGAACTGTACGATTCTTTGACATAGCAAAATGCTTTACAGAAGCCAAAAAGTGTAACGGATATGTAAAGGGTTTAGCTGAATAAACAGCTAGAATGAAACAAACAAAATTTTATAGTTTTTTAGAAAGTGTAACAAATATAACAGTAGGAATGGGAGTCAATCTCATTGCCCAAGTAATTATCTTCCCTTTGTTTAGCATACATGTATCACTTGTTAGTAATTTTAAAATTGCTGCCTGCTTCACTATAATTTCTCTTGTTAGAAGTTATTGTATAAGAAGGTGGTTCGCAAATTAATTAGAAAGGAAAAAGTCATGGTAGCTATTAACAAAACAACAGACCGGATGGAGCCCATCACTTGCTTCTTACCAAGGGATATAATTGATGCCCTAGATAAGTTAGCAATTCAAGATGATGAAAAAAATCGTTCAGACTTAATACGTATTGCAATAAAAAAGTTCATAGCAAAAAAACTTGCAAAAATTAAGTAATTCTAACTTTTTAAAAAAGGAGAATCAAATGAAGAACGTACTACTAGCCATAGTTGTATTTGCTATAATTAATCTAGTAATTCATGCTTCGTATAAAGCATTAATTCACGAATCAGAGAGTATCTCAAGCAAAGACATTATAGTTGAATATGAATGGACACCAAACGAAGTCAGAATTAATGGAGAATGGGTGCCTATATTAACTTATGTTGAGTAAGAAGATGACGCTAGCTAGCTTATAAAAGCTGACCATGGTTACCTATGAACATCATTAAAAAAGTGTCTCCAGCGCCATCTGGTGGCCTTGAATTGAGGAAAACTATAGCTAAAATGATATAATGATACCAGAAAGCCTAAATACTCAACTGCTAAAGCTTTCTCAAAAAGACTTGAAAGAGCTTAAAGCTAAAATAGACTTTTTACTTAAGCCTAGAAACCCCGACACTATAGAATCATTGTATATTGAGATTAATAATGTCATTCGAAAAAGAACACATAGTCAGGGTATTCCCTACGTAGTAGCAAAAAAAAGTTATCAGAAAAAGTTAGTAATTGCTACAAAGTTCATAGAAGAATTTCTTTCCCAAAAATATAATACTAGAACCCCTGTCATTAGACAAAAAACATTTTGGTTATTTAGTCAGTTAATTGCAGAGTTCTTACAAGAATGTTCACTCCCGATTACTATTGGCGGCATTCTCAATAACTATCAGAAGTTTCCTAGCTTGTTAGACAAAGCATTTCCCGACTATGGAACAAAAAACATACTAAAGTTTATTTTCAAAAAGAAGCAAAACTACAAATGAAAACATTACTACTTCTTGACTTCAATAATCTTTTATATAGAGGCTATTTTGCACTACCCAAGATGGAATTTGCAGGCAAAAGTACTCATGGTCTTTTAGGATTCATGCAACAATTATGTAATCTTATTAAAGAATTTCAAACAAATCATATTATTGCTTGTCTTGATGCTCCTCCGTATACAAGAAAAAAACTATATCCTGAGTACAAAGGAGATAGAAAAGATAGAGATAAAGATATGCTTAATGAAATCTTTGAAAATGTAGAGTATACAATAAAATTATTAGAAGTGCTAGATATTAAATATTGGAAGCATCAGGGACTTGAAGCAGATGATTTAATAGCTAACTGTTGCCAACAATACATAAATCATTATAATAGAATAGTTATAGTGAGTTCTGATGATGACTTATATCAACTGCTTTCAAACAAAGTCTTTATATATAAAAACAAAAAGCTATTAAACATGAACTGGTTTCTTGAACAATATAGTCTCTACCCCCGCAAATGGGCGAAGATAAAAGCTATTACAGGAAGTCATAATAATGTAGAGGGAATACACAAAGTTGGAATAAAAACAGCCATAAAATTAGTAAATGACAGTGAAAGATACAATCAACTTACAGCAGAACAGCAAGAATTAATAAAAAACAATTTGAAAATTATCAAGCTCCCCCTAGAATATTTAGCTACTCCATTTAGAATGGTAACTTTTAAGTTTAATGAAAGAAAACTATTACAATTCTTACCGCATTATGGAATAGAATTACAACCCTGGATGAGAAATGAATTAGAAAGATATAGATGAAAGATGAAATATTAAGTAATGTAGTACAAGAATATTTGTTATCTCTATTAGTATTTGATGATAAAGCTATACCTTTAATTGCTAGCAATGTCAAAATAAATTTGTTTGAATCATTTATTTTTAGAGACATAGCAACAGAAGCAATCTCATTTTATAATCAATTCAAGAAACCAGTTGGAATTCACCTTGATGATATTATTTTAAAAGATAAAGATACCAAAGTTAAGCCGTTATATGAAGAAGTTCTTAACAAACTAAAAGAACACATAAAAAGTATCAACAGAGATTATATTTTATCATTGCTGGGAAAGTTTATTCGTACTCAAACCCTAAAGACAAATATACTTAAGGCAGCAGAATTAGTAGAAAAAGAAGAGATTGATGAAGCTGAATTAGTATTAAATAATTGTAAAGCTAAACAAACAGAAATCTTTGATTCTGGAATTAAGTTCTGGAATTATAATGAGCTTAGTAATATATTTGAAACAACAGAAAATCATATACACTGTGGAATTAAAGAGTTAGATAGCATAGAAGCTTGCCCAGCCCCAAAAGAATTACTTACATTTGTTGCATTATCAAGCCATGGAAAAACGTGGTTCATGACTCATTTAGCTAAATTTGCAATGTTACAAAGAAAGAATGTTGTGCATATATCTTTAGAAATGTCTGAAGAAAGGCTAGCAATAAGATATGTACAAAGCCTGTTTAGTGTAGCTAAAAATAATGAATTATGTTCTAGTCCATTCTTTAAAAAAGATGAATATGGAGGATTAGATGATTTAAAGTTTGATAATATAAAGCCTGACTTAACTCTACATAATCCTAACATCACTAAAATTGTAAAAGAAAGGCTATCAAAACTAAAGAAAAAAACTTTGATTGTTAAAGAATTTCCTACTTCTGCTCTTACTATAATTCAGCTAAAAGCATATCTAGAAAACCTGATTAGTTTATGTAGCTTTGTACCTGATTTAATATTAGTTGATGACCCAGATAATATGAAATTAGATTCTAATAATCTTAGAATAGAAATTGGGAATATGTATAAACAGTTGCGTGGAATAGCTATTGAATATAATTGTGCAATGGTAGCTGTAAGCCAAATTAATAGAGCCGGTGCAACTGCTCGCTGGATTAATGAGAAATATTTATCAGAAGACTTTAGCAAATTATTTACAAGTGATATTCTAATCTCTTATAATCAAACTCAGTATGAATATGAGCATGGACTAGCCAGATTATTAGTAATAAAAAATAGAAACCAAAGAAAGGGGGATAAAATACTTATATCTCAAAACTATAATATCGGACAATTTTGCATAGACAGTGTTAAACTAGGAAGAAACTATTGGAATATCATCGGAGAGGGTAACGAAGAATGATTTCTAAAAAAGCTGTGAAAGATTTCTTAGCAGAACAAAAGCTACAAAACTTAACGTGGATAAAAAAGTTGCGTAGAGCCAAGTTAAGAGAATTAGCAAAAAAGTATAAGCTAAAATTTTATAATCCATCATACAAACACCAGATAGCATCAACAATTTTAGGAGTAAAGCATAATCATCTTTTATTATTTCTTGACATGGGATTGGGTAAAACTAAAATTGTGCTTGATATTATAATGCATAGGAAAGCAAATAAACAAATAAAGAAAACACTAATATTAGTTCCTAACGTAATATCTATCAACTCATGGGGAGATGAAGTAAAGAAACACTCTAATCTTATTTGTATAGAATTATATGGAACTAAAACAGAACGATTAGATAAACTTAAAAATGCTGGTGACATTTACATTTTAAACTATGGAGGGTTACAATCATTATTAGCTACAGCAAAAGGAGGAAAAAAAGTTGTTGATAAAGACATAAGCTGGTTCTCTAATATGTTTGATTTAATAGTTTGGGATGAAATACATTCATCAGGCTGTAAAAATAGAAAAACATTAACGTGGAAAATAAGCAATCAGTTATCTAAAAAAGTCAAGTATAGATATGGATTAACAGGAACTCCCTTTGGCAAAAATCCTATAGACTTGTGGGCGCAATTTTTTTTAATAGACAGGGGAGAAGCACTAAGCTCAGCCATAAGTTTATATAGAGAAGCATTCTTCACTCAAAAATATAATCCGTTTACATATAATGATTGGGTTTTCAACCCTAAAATGGAAGGCATACTTAATAAAAAAATATTACACAGCTCAATACGTTATGCAGAATCAGAAGCTCTAGATTTGCCTGATAAAGTTTATATTAAATACAAAATGAAATTCCCAGAAGAGAATTTTAAATATCATAGGATAGTAGTTGAAAGGCTAATTGAAGACCTCAAAACTAAAAACTTACAAAAGATAGAGAATACTTTTATGGCGTTAAGACAAATATCAGCAGGCTTTTTAAAAGTTAAGCATGAAGATGAAGAAGAAGCTACAATTATAGATTTCAAAAACAATCCTAAATTAAATGCAATAGAAGAATTATTATTAGAAATACCCGAAGATGAAAAGATAGTAATCTTTAATGAGTTTATAAAAAGTGGAGATATGATTAGTGAAACCTTAGAAAAGATAAATATTAATTATGTAAGGCTATACTCTAAAACAAAAGATAAAGAGCTAGCTAAAGATACATTCTTAAATAATCCAGAGTGTAGAGTATTTTTAGCTAATTCACAAAGTGCAGCGCTAGCATTGAACTTACAATTGTCTAGATATTGTATATTTTATGAAAGCCCAGTGTCGCCGATTGTTAGACAACAAGCAGAAAAAAGAGTTCACAGAGCAGGAAGTAAAAAAAGAGTTTTCTACTATGACTTAATAATAAAACAAAGCATTGATGCTAAAATACTAAAATATATAAAAGAGGGAGAAGACTTATTTAATGCACTAATTGAAAATAAAGTTGACTTAAGAAACTAATGATAGATATCTTAAAATTGTTAGAAGATAATAATATTGACTATGTAACAGAGGGAAAAAATACTAAGAGAGGTGAAGTTTCAGTTTGCTGTCCTTTCTGCCCTGACGACCCGTCTTATCACATGGGAATTAATCTTGACACAGGAGTTTATGGATGTTGGAGAAATTCTCAACATAGAAGTAAACACTTACCAATTTTGCTTGCTAAATTAATTAATTGTTCAAGACAACAAGCAGAACAATTATATAAAGCAGAGTTACCAATACTTGATAATTTCTCTACTAAAATTGATAAAGTATTTTCTAACAAAAAAGATGAAGATTTAGTTAAAAATAAAAGCCCAATAAAATTATTACCTTCATTTAGACAAATAAAGAAAGTAGGAACTAAGCACTTATTTTGGAACTATTTAGTTTATAGGGGATTAAGTAACCCACAAGACATAATTGATAGATATAATATTAAATGCTGCCTTGCTGGCAATTGGAAGAATAGATTAATATTTCCCATGTATCTTAATAAAATGTTAGTAACGTGGTCTTCTCGTCTTATCACAGGCAGCCAAATGAAGTATAAAGACTTAGGAATTGATGAGTCAATAGTACCGCCAAAGAGACTATTATATGACATAGACAACCTTACACTAGGAGGAAAAGCATTATTCATTACAGAAGGAGTATTTGACTGTTTTAAGCTTAGACACTATCTACCCCCGCAGTATCAAGTCACATGTGTTTTCACTAAAAGTATCACAAGTGAACAAATCATTATGCTATCTTCATTAAAAAATAAGTATAAGCAACTTTTTATATTATTAGATAATGATGCTAGTGTACAATCCATACAGCTTAAACATCATTTAGCTTTTATCACAAACTTAAGCATAAAATTTTTGCCAAAGGGAGTGAAAGACCCAGGCGAGATGAAAGAAAAAGATGTTTTAAAGCTAACACACTAAACAACTTATAACAAATCGTAACTTTCAATAGAGAATCTATCACTAACAAACTTTAGAAAAAGATGTTTTAAAGCTAACACACTAAACAA